ACCATAGCCCGCGCTGCCTCCGCGACGGGCGCCGGAGCAGCTGCTGGCGTAGGCGCAGCTACTGCATCAGTCACGGGTGCTGCGACAGGCACAGGCACAGCGGCGGGCGTTGGCGTTGCCCTGTACGAACGCGCTGGCAGCGCAGCAGGAGCGGGTGCAGCAGCTGCGGTTGGCGAGACAGTCGCCGGTGCGACTGAGATAGTCGGTAGCGCTACTGGCGCAGGTGCAGCAGCGGCTGCCGGTATTGCCATTACTGCCGTCGTCGGCAGCGCTACTGGCGCAGGCACTGCTTCCGCCGTAGGGGCAGCGACTGCGGCTGCAGTTGCGACTGCCACCGGCACCGGTACCGCTTCCGGCATTGGAGCCGCCACTGCTGCGTCAGCGGGTTCTGCCACTGGTACTGGCACCGCTACAGCAGTCGGGACAGGTATCAATGCCAGGGTCGGTAGTGCAGCGGGAACCGGCGCTGCTTCCGCCGTAGGCACCGCTACTACGGCCGCAGCGGGCTCTGCCGCTGGCACTGGTACTGCCACGGCACTCAGCATCGCTATTACAGCGCGAAATGGCGCAGCTTCGGGCACCGGCACAGCCACTGCTGTCGGGGCGGCTACCGCAGCGAGCACAGGATCGGCGTCGGGCACTGGAGCCGCGGCCGCTGTTGGCACAGCGACAGCAGCTTCTATCGGTTCTGCTGCCGGTACTGGCACCGCCGCCGCGCAGTCTGCGGCCGGTACGACAGTCGGCGCAGCCAGCGGTACGGGCGCTGCAGCCGCAGTTGGCCAGACTATCAGGGACGTCGTCGGCTCTGCCACGGGCACTGGCACGGCGGCTGCAGTCAGCGAGGCTGTCGGCTCGGTCGGTAGTGCCTCTGGCACTGGAGCCGCGTCGGGCGTTATTCTATCGCTCCGCGACATGATCGGTGCTGCTACAGGCACCGGCGCGGCTAGTGCTGTTTCTCAGAGCGCATCCGAGTCTGTTGGCTCCGCTACTGGCACAGGCACGGCAAGCGCCCTTGGGACTTCGGTCGTAAGTACAGTTGGCGAAGCTTGGGGCGCCGGTGAGGCGCTAGCTCGAGGCGCAGCAACTATCGAGACAGTTGGTACTGCAGCAGGCACGGGCGCGGCCACGGGTATCTTGTTTGTCAACATAGCGCAGGCAATTGGTACTGCCGTTGGCACTGGTGCCGCGAATGCTGCTAGTGAGAGAGCACCGCCAGTTTTCTATGACTTCCCGATCGGAAGAAGACTCGCTGCGGACTACGGTATCAGAGGCTCTAAGCTCGGCATTGGGCGTAGGCGTGTGATAGGACGACGCTGATGGCTTATGAAGTAGACAGGCGAGAGTTCGTGAGCGGCGCAACTGCCGCGCTCGCATCTTCAATGTTTGGCAAAAAGCCTGTGTTGCCCCAGGACGAAAAGGGCGATGAGGACGAAAGAAAGTACTGGCCTCTTTCGAGGTGCATCGAGGCCTATGAGGACTATCTCGCCAACAAGCAAGAGGAAATTACTGAGCAAAAGAACGCTCGACAGTACCGGCACGGAGCCCAGTGGACTACGCAGCAGGTGGAGGTGTTTAACCTCCGTAAACAGCCTGTGGTGACCTATAATCGGATCTCGCGCAAGATCGACTCGATTATAGGGCTCATGGAGAAGCTCAAGCAAGATCCGAAGGGCTACCCGACTAATCCGCGCACGACTGACGAGACCGCGGCCGAGCTAGCGACGCACGCGGTGCGCTATGTTGTCAATGCCGAGCTACGGGAAAGCCGTTTCCCGTTCGCTATTGAGAATGGAGCCGTTGATGGCCTCGGTGGCATCGAAATGGTGCTAGTCAAGGGCGACAAGGGCGATGTAGACATTGGCTTCGCTCATGTCCAGACAGACAGTTTCTTCTACGATCCGCGCTCGTTCGAGCACGATTTCGATGATGCTCGGTACATGGGGCTCGGGAAGTGGCTCGATATCGAAGATGCGCAGGATCTCGCACCGGATATGGCTGAGGAGATTAAGTCCTCGATCTCGCGCGGCACGGGTCTAACCTCTGACCCTGACCGTGAACGGAGGTTCTTCGATGTCGATCCTAGGCACAAGCGCATCAGAGTCGTCGAGATTTGGTACAAGCACAAGGGCGGATGGTGCTGGGCTCTATTCACCGGCGCGCACAAGCTCCGCGAGGGCAAGTCATACTTTTTCAATGAAAAGGGCGAGCCTATTTGTAAGTTCATCATGTTCTCCTCCTTTGTCGATCACGACGGAGACCGCTATGGTTTTGTCCGCAACTTGCGATCTTCTCAGGACGAGATAAATCAGCGCCGCTCGAAGGGCCTGCATGAATTGATGTCGAGGCGGATCAAGGCCGAGGACGGGGCCTTCACCGATGTCGAGCTGGCTCGTCGTGAGGCGGTCAAGCCCGACGGCGTTGTGATCTACAACAAGGGCTTCGAGATGGAGTTCGATGATGCGGCGAGGATCGCCAACATCGAGGGTCAGTTAAAATTCCTAGAGGACGCAAAGAATGAGATCGAGAACTTCGGACCCAACCCCGCCCTTATTGGGCAAGGACTCGAGTACAAGTCCGGTCGAGCCATCAATCTGCTACAGCAGGCAGGGATCGCCGAGCTTGGACCCTTCGTTATCGCTATTAAGAACTGGAAACTCCGTATCTATCGGGCTATTTGGGCCGCTGTCCAGCGTTATTGGACAGGAGAGCGATGGATTAGGGTCACTGATGTGGAGGGCGTCGAGCAAACGGTGGCCCTGAATGGGGTCGGAATAGACCCATATACGGGCTTTCCGAGGATGATAAACGTCGTAGGCCAACTAGATGTCAACTTTACCCTCGATGAGGGGCCGGACGAGATCAATATGATGGCGGATGCCTACGATACGCTCGTGGCACTGACCGCGCAGGGCGCGAATATACCTCCACAGATCCTTCTGGAACTGTCTCCGCTCCAAGCGAGCGTGAAACGGAAGCTTTTGGCCATTCTGAACAAGCCTGATCCGATGCAGGAACAGGCTAAACAGGTCGCACTCCAGGGCGAGGGCGCGAAAGTCGAGGAAACCAAGTCCAAAACTCAGTTGAATTTGGCGAAAGCCCAAGAAACCATGCAGGGCGACCCAGGGGCGCTGCAAGAAAAGCAGATGGACATGCAAATGAAGCGCGAAGAGCACGGATTGAAGCAGCAAGAGCTTGCTGCCAAGGTCCAAGCCCAGCGCGAAACGTCCCAAATCAAGATAAATAGTGAATTCGCCAAGTTACAGAGCAATCAGATGAAGTCTCAACAAGACCTTCGGGCTAATGAGATGAAAAATCAAATGTCTCTGCGTCAGAGTGAGGAACAGCATCAACAGAAACTGCGTCAACAGCCCGCCGACGCGGGTAAGGGAGTGTAAGATGTCTATAGGGTTCATTTTCTGGCTACTCATGATCCTGTCACTGATCTTCTGGGGATGGGGTCGGCCTTGGGAAGGCGATCGGCACATAGGAGGGATGACCTTCCTAGTGTTCATTCTGTTCTTCCTGCTCGGGTGGAAAGTGTTTGGGTTCGCTATACACGCGTGACGTAGATGCCTGCTAAGCTAAAGGACCTAGAGGCGCCAACGTGGACTGACTTCTTAGCTCAGTACGGCAGGGCTATAGGTCGAGCTCAGAAAGTTCCTGGGAGGTTTGCGATCGAGGCGGGCAAGAGTATGATACAGACTATCGAGGACGCTAAACGAGAGGCCATATCGGCCGCCTTTGGTGGGGACTTTGATCCGAAGCCGATACTGGAGTTGGGTATGATGCCTATGGGAGGGACAGCAGTGAGTGCGCCGAAGGGCGCTTTAGGCGCTGGACCTTATATCCCTAATATGGCGTCAAAGAAGCCTGTTATGGGGGAAGTAAAGGGACAGATATCTGGTACTGCGAGCGGGTTCGAACCGCTACCAAAAAAGATTGATCCGTCTATCGCTAAAGCTCTGGAGGGAGTTCCGCCTCCTATCTCCACCAGTCCTACTTTTGGTGGTGGACCTGGATCTTGGCTTAAGGGACTCAGTCCTCAAGAAAAGGCCGATCTCGGTAAACTGCTTGATGCTATAAAAGGAGGTAAAACTCAGCATGGCGCCAAATCTTCTTTTCAGAAATCGGAAGCTGATTTCTTGAAGCAGTACTACGAGCCGAAAGATTGGGATCTGATGGTAAGGTCAGTTGGACTAGACGTACTGAATAAGCCTATGTCGATTGCCGAGGCTGATAAGATTTTGTCTTCTGCAAACAGAGCTAGGAGAGGTAAATGGGGTGGAGAATTCGAGTCCCTTAATTGGCGCGATCAGATCTCGCCACACGCAACTGAGTTTTCTCGTAATATACCTGTTCACGCAGAGGGACTTGGTTTCAATCCACACTTTCCTATCTACAAAGGGCGCTCAACCGCAAAAAGAACAACTGAGGCAAAACTCCGAGATCCTTCGACCAAGGACTACGAGCGAGGTCTGTTTTTCGCGGAGGTTCCCGAGGTGGCAGGAAAGTATGGTCCAGTTACTCAATATGTAGCCAGAGCCAGAAATCCGGCACAAGTTGAATACCGAACGGCCGCTAGAGGCTCACGAGAGTACGCCGAGGAGTATATGCACGAAATAGTAGAGGCCGCTCGTCGAAAGAATATTGACCTCTTGAGAGTGAAGAATGTAAACGATATGGGGGGAATGCAGAACCAGATCGTTATTACAGACCCCTCGATTGTGCGCCTTCCGCACGCAGTTTTTGATCCGAGACGCCTTAGCGAGAATAACTTGCTTGGTGGTCTCGCCGGAGGCGGGTTGACAGGGCTAGCGGTGCTCGAGTCCGAACGAGAACGGAGATAGACATGCCGCCAGTATCACAAGCGCAGAGAGGCGCGATGCACGCCGCTGCCGCAGGCAAGAGCACGCTGGGCATTCCCAAGAAGGTCGGCAAGGAATTCGCTGAGGCCGATCCTGGTGGGAAGCTTCCGAGCGTGGTACCGAAGCGGCGCGGAGGCATAGACAAGCTTAAATCTGGTGACTACCGGAAACGATAACGTAGGCACCACGATACGGTGCGTCGCTGGGCGAGAGCGATAGTCTCGTCGATACGTGACCGCAACGAGATAGCGGAGAGGAAGTGACTATGGCAGACGAAAAGACCCTCGATCAGGTCCAAGACTCGGATCTGTTCGAAAAGGCTATGACACCTGCGGCTCCGCCTGAGCCGCCAGCACCGCCACCGGCAGAACCAGAGGCAAAGGAACCTGCAGAGCCTACGCCCGAGGTTAAGCCGCCCGAACCGCCTCCACTCCAAGTGGAGCCGCCAGAACCTACGATACCTCCCTGGCGTCTCCGAGAGGAGGCGGAAGCTCGCAGACTGGCCGAGGATCGCGCGCGGACGCTTGAAATGCGCCTGAACGAGATCGCGGCACATATGCAGCAAAGTCAGAAGCAACCGGACTTCTTCGAAGATCCGGATACTTCTACGCGCCGGATCATACAACAGACTATTCAACCCCTCGCTGAGGAAACTCGGCGAAACCTAATGTACATGGGTAAGATGGTCGCCGACGCGAAGCACGGTGCTGACAGGGTGGAGGAAGCCGAACAGGCCTTTCTTAAGGCTCGTTCTGAAGAGAGCCTTGATCCCGCAGACTACGAACGGGTGGTTCAGTCACCTAACCGATACGATGCAGTTGTACAGTGGCACAGACGTCAGTCTGTACTGGCATCAGTCGGCGATGACCCGGCTGCTTGGTTCGAAAAGCAACTTGAGGCCAGATTGGCCGATCCTGAGTTCCAGGCCAAGATGCTTTCGAAAGTCCGTGGGGGTGCTGCCAGCAGACCTTCCGAAGTTGAGCTACCGCCGACGCTCTCGCGAACCACGGCCGCTAAGGGTAATTCCGGCGCGACAACTGTGGCGGACTTGAGTGATGCAGGCTTATTCGCCCAAGCTATGGCGGATAGGCAGCGACGCTAGATATGTACGATACCGAAACGGTATCGACCATATCGAGTTTAAGAAAGGGCCAAAACTATGGCCTTAACCGTAATCGAGAACAATAACAAGCTCATCGTCTTCACGGAGGAGATCAACCGTGAATTCGTTCGAGAGAATATGTTCTCGCCCTACATGAGCACCGGCCTCACCGCCATCATACGGCTGAGGAACGAACTCAAGAGTGGTGGCGAGGACATGAACATTCCCCTTGTCACCCGCTTGACGGGAACAGGGGTCGCCACCGATACCCTAGTGGGTAACGAAGAGAAGATTGATAACTATGGTATGCGGGTCCGCATCGAGTGGGCGCGCAACGCTGTCGTTACCAATAAGTCCGAGCGTCAGAAGGACTCGGCCGATATCTTCGGAGTGGCGAAGCCACTACTGAGTGACTGGGGCAAGGAACTGCAACGTGACGAGCTGATCGCCGCGTTGATGGCCCTTCCCAGCGAGACTCTGCCATCTTCGTCATCTGGTGTCCGTGTGAACGGTATCCAGTACGATCTGGCAACTACAGCGCAGCGCGACACCTGGAATGCGGCCAACTCTGACCGTATTCTCTATGGTGCCACAACGGCGAACTTCAACGCTACCCACGCCACTGCGTTGGCTACCGTCGACACTGTCAACGACAAGTTCACCGCGACGAACCTGGCGTTGCTGAAGCGCGTTGCGAAGAACGCTAACCCCAGAATCCGCCCCTACAAGACGGACGATGGGTATGAGTACTTCGTAGCCTTCGCCGGAACTAACACGTTCCGGGATCTCAAGATCTCTCTTGAGACTATCAACAAAGACGCCAGACCCCGTGAGGGCAATGGCGTCTCCAAGAACCCGATCTTCCAAGATGGTGACCAGATCTATGACGGAGTGATCGTTCGGGAAGTCCCCGAGATCTCTGCGTTCACTACCAACGTCTGGACCACCCTCCTGACAGCGGGTACCACGTCTGCTAGGGTCGAGCCCGTGTTCCTGTGCGGTCAACAGGCTGCGGTCTTTGCCTGGGGTCAGATGGCAAGGCCGACGTTCCGTAGTGAAAACGACTACGGCTTCATCACCGGCACTGGCATCGAGATGGCCTATGGCGTGGCGAAGATGTTCAAGAAGCACCCAAACACCGGCACCAACCTTAAACAGTGGGGTGTCGCTACCGGGTTCTTCGCGTCGGCGTCGGATTAAGGAGGGCACACAATGACAACCTCTCTAAACAGCACTGTGGCCGCCCGCGACTACGTCAGCGCGCAACTGGTACACTACCTACGCAAGGCCATCAACGTCGCGTCGAGCGCAACCGGCAGTACGACTACTGTCGGCGTTCTGCCCGCCGGAGCGATGGTATTGGGAGGACTCAGTGGTGTCTTTGTGACACAGGACCTCACTGGTACTACCAACGTAGCGAACATCGGCTTCGCCGCAGACGCGCTCAGCTCCGCTAACACCGGCGCTTACGCGACTGCACTAGCGTTGCCGATTACTACCGGTGGCTTCACAGCCATCGACGAACTCGGTGTTGCAACAGGGCGTCCGCGCTCGGTTGACACGAGGGTAACCGTAACGTGGACCGGAACAGCTACTACCGGCACCTTCGATGTGGTTATCGCTTACGCGCCTAACAGATAACCTCGGCCCGGTGGGTGTGTACAGCCCACCGGGTCCTTTACAGGAGAATACTATGCGTCCAATGGGAGAGCCTATCCGCCGCGCTGACGGTAATGCCGAGTCTATCGAACTGCTTGAGCGGTGGCTCAAGAGGACTAAAGAGCACGGGCAGATAGGATTTGTCGCAATCGTTGCTTGTGAGAATCTCAAGCACGTCGTCTGTGATCATGGAGGGGCGCTAGAACTGGTGTGCATGGCTAACTGGGGACTGGATACTTTGAAATATCAGTTGCTAGCGCGGGTGCATTCGCGCTACGATGAGCCGTTTGAGCCTCCGAATGTGGGACCAGAGGCCGATCGTATACGCTACGATATCACGGCCGGGCCAGCCTGTTTTGACTTCATTGCGTGGCTTGTGCTGGCGGAAATGAACAGACAGCAGCAGGGCGCTCCGTATCCGCTTAGGGTTGGCTTCAGTATGACCGGCACCCCGGAGGAGCGAGCCCTGCATGAGCGTGAACGGGCCTCGTTCTACAGGAACGTGATCTTCCCGTCGTTGAGCTTTGTTGGCGCTATCGCCGATGAGAAGTCCAACAACGCTCCGACTATGGCCAAGTACACACTCCGACCGGTAGTCGAGATGGCTCTTCGAGGCCAGAAGGTGCCTCTGCTCAAGCCCTCGGCGATGGCAGTCAGTATGATGGATACCTGGCTCTACTCCTTCGCTGACAAGCGCGCACCGGTGACTATCACCCTGCGAGAATCCAAGGAGAAATGGAAGTTCAGAAACTCCAACGTCGACGAGTGGCTTAAGATGGCAGAGTATCTGGAGGCGCGGGGCGAACGAGTGGTATTTGTTCGGGACACCGACTTCGCTGACGAGCCGATAACAGGATACAACACTTGTCCTGACGCCTCCAAGGACATTCACGCGCGGCTCGCGCTGTACGAGGCGGCCAAGTGTAATCTGTTCGTGTCGAACGGTCCCTGGATGCTTGCTCTGCACGGCTCTCGTCCATGGCTGATGTTTGTCGAGACCAATCCGATGTCAGCGTTCTTTCCGGAGACACCTCAGTGGTGGACGCAGTGGCACGGAGTACACAACGGTCAGTTCCCCTGGTCGTTACCAACACAGCGGATTATCTGGAAGCGAGATGACTTTGGAAATATAAAGAAGGCTTGGGAAGAACTCGAGGGAAAGCTAGAACAGGCACCCGCCCAAGTGGAAGCCGCTGAATGAAAAAAGTAGGACAAACAACCATATCGAGTGAA